TAAATAAGCTATGTATACCAACAAAAACTTGTTCAGGTAGTAAGGTAGTAGACATTTCTCATCTTTTTTCAAAAAAATTTTTTTCAAAAAAAGTTTTAAACCTATTATGGATAATCCCTGATGCCTGATTCCTGCCACATTACTCATGATTTTTGGCTAGTTTACTACGTTTTTCGTAAAATAGGTCAACACGCTTTAACCATTCCCACATAAACTTCTGAAACTCGATTCCGGATACAGTGAATTTTTGAAAGTAATTATCTTTAGTACACATTAGAATAGTTCCAGACTGTATCTTAGTACCATAGACCTGGTTATGAGCTGTTGCATATGCTGCAAGTTGTAAAAAATAATCATCAATCCATTCTCTTTTTTTAGGCTTGTTAGATTGTTTAAAGTCCATTATACTTTCGCGTCCTTCATATACACCAGCAAGATCACTGGCTCCGGCGTACAGGCCCGGATAATGTAAACATACCTCAGTACCCCATATTTCCTCCATATAGCCCTTTAGACCCTCATCTATAATAGTTTGTGCCATCTTATCAGCTTGTTGGCCAAGATCAGTCAAATCCATGTGTCTTTCGTCCAGCAAATAGCATTCAATCAACTTATGCATAATAGATCCACGGTTGGCTGCTTCGTTCTTGATATTCTCAGCAGACTCAGCTCCGACTCTTTGTTTCCATTTATCTAAGCTTGCCTTTTTTTCGTCACTTTGTGTAGCCTGCAGTATAGTTGTAACAGATGGTAATTTCTCGT